TCATGCCACCAGAAAGATTTTTAGGAAAACTACCAACATTAGGAAGATTATTACTAAAAATCCTTGAGGCTAAATTCTTTAATGTCTTAACTGGGTTAGTTAATTTATCCATGACACTTTCTGCTGCATCGCTGATATTGTCCCAAATACTACTTGCACCATTTGCCATTCTAGACAAGAAACTGGAAATTCCACCTGTACCATTGGCGTAACCTGCCATAGTGTGTCCTAATCCACCATTGAATAGCTTAGCAGTATCAGCAGCGTTAAGAATGTGTTCACCTTGTTTAAGGTTAACAACCTCAGCACCATTAGTACCAACAAAATCTACCTTGCCTGAATAAGGAGAATATTTGGCTTCGGGTCCAGCTTCACCAACAAGTGCTTTACCACTATTGGCAATACCACCAGTAGCATAAGCTCCCATAGTAGCTTGTGCGTAACCATATCCACCAGCAGGTTTTCTGACTTTGTCCATGTGGAAAAATTTACCAATTCCGTTAAAGAAATCAATAATTCCACCCCAAATACCATGAGTGCCTTGGGCTTGTTTCTGTTGAGCGGCGTTAGAGCTATTGGCTTGGTTTACAGCGTGAGTTACAACACCTCTTGATTGCTCTTTAGCTTCGGCAGTAACTTTATCACGTTGGTCTCTTGCAATACCTTGAGCACCATCACGCTGTTGTCCTGCTTTTTGTAAAGCCTGTGCTTTTTGAGTTTCAGCATGACCTACAACTTTATCTTTTTGCTCATTTGCCTTCTTGACAGTGTCTTTTTTCTGGGCTTCGGCTTCCGCAATAACTTTCTTACGCTGTGCTGTTGAAGCCTTATCAGTTCCGCTATACTGCTTATAAGCAGCATCTACAGCATCTTGATATTGACTTTTAGCTTTAGCAACAGTTTCTTTTCTTTGCTTTTCAGCATTAGATGTTACTGATTTAACTTGCTTTTCCCAAGATTTCTTAGTGTTTTTATACTGTTTCTCAGTTAACTTGAAAACAGAGTCAACTTCTTTTTGAGCATTGTTGACAGCCGTTTGCAATTGCTTGTTGCTTAACTTACCTTTTTGACTTGTTAATTTATCAAGAATCTTCAACTGAGCTGTGCTTGCTAATTGAATTTTACCGTTTAAAGTAGTATGCAACTTAGCTTCTGAAAGTGTTGCAGATTGAGTATACTTTAATTTTTGTTTTTCAACAGCACTCTTCTTTTTGGCACCTAACTTAGCAAGTGCTTCATCTCTTTTTTCAATATCTTGCTTAACTTTGTAACTAGAAGCACCATATTTTAGAGTATCATCTGTAATTTTCTTGCCCCATGATTTTTGGGTGGAAGATATTTTCTTATTATACTTTTCTTCTAATCCGCTACGTTGTTGTGCGTAATATTTAGCCATAGTGTTGCGGTCTTTTTGGTTCATATTTTCAAACTTAGAACCCTGTAATCCATTGGCTTTGATATTGTTTAAGCGTTTCTTATACTCTTTTTTAGAGATTTTGCCATTCTTTTTAAGTTTCTCTAAATCAGCAGTTTCTTGTTTTTGTTTTTCAGAATAATAGGATTTAGCTTCTTTATTTAATTGATTATAAGCATCTTTATTACTTAACGGTTTGACTTTAGGAGTGGTAAGTTTGGTTTTTTTCAAACCTTTTTGAATTTCTTCGCCAAGTTTTTTACCAACTTCTGTACCACCTAATCCACCAACCATACCGCCAATAATACCACCAACTCCGGTACCAATGATAGGAACAACTGAACCTAATGCGGCACCAGCTGCAGCACCTCCTACAGTACCCGCGAATGAACCAGAAGCGCCACCAACTTTTTGACCAACATTTTTACTATTAGTCCCTTGTAATTCAAGAAGTGATGAAATTAAAGCCATTGGGATTGAACCTTTAAGGCTTGATTTAAGTATTCCTGAGCTAGCACCTTTTGCAACAACTCCAGCTTCACCTGCAACTCCAGCGCCACCAGTAGCCACAGAGCCTGTTCCACCCATGCTTACCTTGCCGCTAGTCTCTTTAAGTCCAATGTTTTCAGAAAGAATCTTGTTTTGAGCAGCAATAGCATCTGTAACAACAGTAATACTCTTATTTTGAGCGCCAAATACGGCGAATGCTTCCTTAATACCACCAATAAATTTAGTTACTCGACTAATAGCAAAAATACTACCAACCACCGTTGCGAACGCTTTGACAGCCGTTTGATGATTAGCACAGAACGAAACAAATCTTCCAGTAGCTTCTAATACTTTTGCCGTGATTTTAATCGCTGAACCAGCGCCCTTAACAAATCCTTTAAACATATTTGATAGGTCATCTTTTTTCAAATGACTTACCCAGTCACTAAATTCACCAGCTACATCACTAACTGAATCGCCTAATTCTTCTAGGGCTTGTTTGCCTGCTTTTGAATCAAATGCCTCAACTATTTTGGATGAAACACCTTCTAAAGCTGGTAAAAATTTAGCTCCAATAATACTTGCAACAGCTTCTGCCGCCATCTTTAATCTCTTTAAAGAAGCGTTTGCTGTTTTCATATTTTTTTGAGCTAAGTCTGAGACATAATTTTCTTGAGCAGCTTTATCAGCAGCGGCAGCTAAAGCATCAATTTGACTGGCATTTTCAGATAAGATAAGGGCAGCCTGTTGACCAGTAGTACCGAAAATCTTAGTGAATAATGCAGCTTTTTCGCCTTTACCCATATTTTGGGTTTTTTGACCAAGAATTGTCATGATTTCTGAAACGGATTTCATTTCACCATTTGAATTCTTTAAAGTCTTAGCGTCTAATCCAATACCTTCTAAGGCTGATTGTTTGGTTTTTGTATTACCAACGTCCTCTAATTTATCTCCTAAAGTACCTAATTTATCCTTAGCTGCAGCAATCTTATTAGTTAATTTAGTATATTGAGAACTACCTTTGTCGGTCATACCCTTTTGTTGCGCTTCCATTTCAGTGATACGTTCTTTTGTAGAAGCAATTTGTTCATTGTATTTAGCTGTTTTTTCAGCGGTTTTATCTGTACTATCGCCCGTGTCTGCTAAACCAGATGTCAAACTGTTTAATACTTTACGTAAACCTGTACCACTTTTTTGAGCTTCGAGACCATTATTTGATAAAATACCAATCATAGCAGAAGTCTGTGATAAAGGTATACCAATAGCATGGGCTGTTGAGCCTGCATATTCTAACGCAATACCCATACCCTTGAAATCTGTAGCGGTTTTATCAGCAACGAAAGCCATTTTATTAACAACTTCATTGGTATTTTTAGCCATACCAGTCACAGATTCTGTTTTATATCCGTAGGATTCAATTGTACTAGTAGCAGAATGAACAACTGTATTAAAATCATCTCCAGAAGCAACAGAGGCTTCCATCATTGACTTCATGGCGCCAAGTGCTTGAGTACCTTCATACCCACGTTTTACTAATTCTTGATAACCATCAGCAATCTTTGTTTGAGACACACCGTATTCCACAGAATATTTACGTCCATCTTTAAGCATTTGGTTAGATTGTTTACGAGCTATCTTTAGCTTATCTTTTGCTGAAATTTCTCTGGTATCACCAGTAACAATTAAATTACTTGTACGCGTATATTGGTCTTGTAAACCAGCCGCCATTTTAATGCTTGCGCCAACACCTACTGTAACACCTGCCATAGCAGTAACGGCACCCCTAGCTAATGTACCTATACCAGAAAATGCTCCAGAAAACGCGCTTTTTACACCGCTTGCAGATTTCTTTAATTTTTCAGTTGCAACTGTTAACTTATTAACGCCTAAGGGGCTTACTCTAGCCAATTCAACACGAGTTTCTTTTAATTCATTGTTGAATTTGTTGTAAGAACCTTCGGCTTCTAAAACTTTAATCTTTTGCTTTTGGTATTCATCGCTTGTAGTACCAAGTCTATTACCAATATTTTTTAGCAACTCAGCTTCTCTGTCTAAGGCAGTTTTTGAGCGATTCCGACTTGAAACTAATTCAGATTGTTTTCCTGCAAGTGTCTTTAAATGACTACCTTCTGACTCAAGCGCTCCAATATAAGCCTTGGAAACGCTATCTTGAAGTTCCATACTTTTTCTAAGCTTGTCTACACCTAGTCTATGGTTTTCAGTTTTAACAACCGCTTTAACTTCTTCATCATCTAAGTCTTTTAACTTTTTCTTGGTGTTGTTCATTTCAGTGGCAACACTCTCTAATGCTATTTTTTGTTTCTTGTAAGCATCGCTTGTGAAACCACTTTGTTCCCCTACTTGTTTAAGTAGGTGATTATTTTTTTCATATAACTTTTCTTGTTGTTCAAGTTGCGTATTAGCAGCCTTACGTTTAGCGGAAATAGCGCTTTCTTCATCACCTTGTGACTTTAGTAGCTTCACATATGAATCAGTGGCTTTCCCCTGTTTTTCCATATTGCTAGTTAGAGCATTAATGCCGGACACTTCTTTATCCATGGCATTTTTAGCACGCTCTTGTTGTGTTGTCATTGAGGCTAATTTTAACTCGGCACGCTCAATATCTTTTTGATAACGTCCCCACTGCTCTGTTTCCTTTACAGTGGCATTCGTCATATTCTTGGTATTTTCTTCTAGTCGTTTCTGACCGGCAACCTGTTGTTCAATTAATTCCTTTTGACGTCTCATAGCTTCGCCTAAGCCATTATAACGTCTTTCACTAGCTTCTAAATAGTTCCCCGTTGATTTTAACTGTATTTCTTGAGACTTCCAAGCATTGGTTACTGCGTCTACAATTGATTTTAAACCTTTGAGGCTATTATTAGCTTGCATGGAATCAACATCAATTGTTGTTTTTAATACTGACCCTACTTTTGCCATTTATTTACCACCTTCACTTTTTACAAATCACTTAATAATTCTAATGGGTCAACCTGTCGGTCATTTTTCTCTTTAGCATTGAGAATTTCCATCATACGATAATAATCTGCTTCTTCATATTCCTCTAAACTCCAATGCCAATTAATAAGAATTTGTTTTTCAGCAAGGCGTAAATCCTCTAGCTGGTTAGTGTAATTGTAAACACGCTCAGCGGGGCTTATGCTTTTTCCAAGTCTTCTGGACTCGTTTCTTCTGTACTATTGAAAATAGCTTCGATTTCTTCATCTGTATTCCCCATTAAACGCATACAAATACGATTTACTAACATAGCCGTATCGCTAGTTTCCATTTCGTCTACTAATGCACATTGTGTCTTATTTAATTTTAGAGTTTCTTTAATATAATCTACAGATTTACGCATAGTGTCTAAACTTAATTGTAAAATTTCTAGACCTGTTTTTTCGCTAATATCATCACGTTTTGCTAAGTCTAATTGCATTTGAAATGCCCGTTCAACATTAATGTTGCTTGTCGCCACTTCAAATTCTTTTTTGATTCCTAATTCTTTTTCTACGCTAATTTTCATATCTAATTCCACCTTTTTTAGTTTTTATGTAGGCTACAAACGCCGGTATAACAGCATTCTTAAATCATTAAAAATTACATTTTATTGATGGATATTATGTAAAAATAAAGGGATAAATTAATATCTCTCTATTTATTTTTTGTATTGTGATAAACATTTTAAGCGGCTGTTACAGTTAGTGCCGAAGTAGCCTTGGCTGTTTTTGTTACATCAGAAGTAGCTGTAATCGTAGCTGTCCCAACTTTAAGTGCCTTAACCACACCCGCTGTACTTACTGTAGCAACAGTAGGGTCACTAGATGTGTAGCTTACAGTTTTAACTGTAGCACTTTCTGGGGCAACTGTTGTTGATAATGTCTTTGTACCACCAACCTGTAATGCAAGCGTAGGGTCGCTCAAAGTAACACCTGTGATTACTGTTGCAGGATTAGCGGTGAATGCAGGAACATCAACTTTATCTGAGTCGACACCATTTTCATCACGGTAAAAAGATTTTAATTGACCTGTTTTTACTGCAATGTTGTAACCTTGCGATACAGGTGTTGGGTAGGTAACTGATTTTGCACCTACGGCACCAATAATATCATGAGCTTTATCAGTATCAATTGAGATACCTAATTTTTGTTTACTTCTATCTTCTACCATTAATTTCGCCTCTTTTTTTAGCAGTGTTAGTCCGCTGTAATATTAGATTTTCCAACGATTGCAGATACTTTAACATTCGTTGGCACTAAACTTTTGGGGATGCAACATAACCGCCAAACACTTCTGCCATCATTTGTTCTTCCTTAAATAATTCACCATCATCGTAGTAAATCTTATATGGTTGACCCTTAAATGCAGTCGTTGTTAAAGCTGTGAATGTTAAAGTATCGTCTTCACGAGTTTGGTTTTCAGTGTTTGTACCAATGTTTTGTGAAGGCATTGACATAGTACCGTTACCAAAGGCGAAGAACACACGTTTGCCATCTTTAACTGTCTTTGTTTCAATTAACATTGCTGAATGAGGCGTGTTACCTTCTTTAATAAATCCACCTTTACCATCTGGCATATTACCAATCAACTTATTACGAACAATAAAGTCTAAATTGTTAACATTCCATGCAACGGCTGGAGAAGCGGTCCCTTCTGCTAAATCTTGCATTTGGTTATCGCCCCATACCTTTTGGGTTGTACCTGCTAACCCTGTGATATTAGCCGTTTTTGTACCCATATCTTTAATACCTACACGGTAAATACCTGATTCTGATAAACCTTTTTCTGCTTCTTTGATTACTTTTTGGTTGTCGTCAACCAATGCGACTGTTACGCCTGTAATACCTACAATTGCCATATTTTATTCTCTCCTTATAGGGAATTTTTTTATATATATTTTACTCGTTCAAAGTAAAATAATTTAACCGTTTGGTTTGTGTCGGGGTCAATAATATGCGGGTCACTTCTCACAGTTCGCCACTCCCCATTTTCTAAATCTTTCATAAACTTAATTTCAAAATCTTCTGTATCAAAATCGGGATGTAAGGCGTAAAACACTTGCACTTCCAATGTTTGTACGATAGAATGAAATCCATTATTACTATAATCATCATTTTCCATGATTGCTTCTGTGATTAATATTGTATTTGTATCAACAATATCTTGGTCTTCAATAGGAATATTAATTTGATAAACCTTATCAATTTCACTGTAGTTCATGGATTGAATATACTTTTTTAAATCGCTTGTTGCACTCATAATTTATTCCCCACTATCTTATAGTAGGCTATTTTTTGAGCTTCAAATACACCAGCTAATGCCTTACTTCTAGTATTATCAACAAAGTGGTCTCCTGCCATTTTTTTGGTTCCGTCATTAAGAAATCTAGCAATATATCCGACCTTATCATCAAAACCAACATCAATAGCGCCTACATTTTGTCGACTAGTGGAACTGTTAACCGAATCAGCTAAATGTGGGAAATTTTCTTCTCCGTTACGATTATATCTATGTTTGTGGTCATAATGCTTGTTCTTAGTCTCTTGTTCCAAGGCTTGTTTATAGGCTTCCGCACCTGCTTTGTTAATAATAGCACGCTCTTTAGTATCTAAAGTGACAGCCTTCTCAATATCATTCATCCAACCATTTAATGCAGAGGTAAAATTATCTTTACCATCTTCAAATTCCCATCTATTTTCTGGCAATACGATACCTCTTTTCTGCTAATCTAAGCGTCAAGGTGTCATAGATGACTGGGTTATTGCTATCATCGGGCATTAAACCTGTAATAGTATAGACAATATCGTCTTTTTTATTAAGAGTTACCTTAAATGTTTTTTGAATCTTATCTCTATGCTTAACACTAATAATAGTAGTATCTTGTTTATCTGTGCCCATTTCACTTATTCTATCTTCAATAGCACGTTTAACAGGCGAATAGTGAAGAGTAAACTCATAAACTAACTCAGGAGTTGAGGCACCTGTATTAGGGTCTTCAACACTTTGCACCGAATAAAACTTAACTTTTTTATTAAAACTATAAGGTTTCTTATCAGCTTGGTTTTTACCATCATAAAAATACATAGCCATTCAATAATCACCTCCTAATATTTTTCATCCTCAGGACAACCAATACCCATATCACGAATAGAATCAATTAAGGTGTTGATGCCTGTATAACTCTTTTTATTTAAATTACCTTCACCAGAGCGGTTATAGTACCAATCGGTGGCTACGAATAATACAATACGTTTTTTTGTCATTTTTTCATCATCAGTCAGTAAGTCATCTGTAATATTTAGAAAATTATTGACATATGCTTGTGCTTGTGGTAATAATGAGTGTTCGATATATGGTTTTTCATCATCTTCGGCGTTTAAATTGTCCATTAATTCATTAATTGTCAAAATAAAATCATCATTTGATTCATATGGATTCTCTTGTTTTTCACTCAATTCAACACCTCCCGTTTCTATCTATATTATGTATGAACAAGGATAAACCTTGTCCTGTCGTATACCATTTAATAATCCGCCAGTATACTGTCCCAACTATTAGTCAGCAGCAACTGTAGCACTACCAACTTTAGCATCTACCTTATTATTGCCAGGTGTTTTTGGTTGGGTTGGCGTTACTATTTTTTTACAGTACCCACAACAAGTGCATTAGGATTGTATACTGCACCATCCATATACGTGTCAAGAACTGATAACATACCACCAGCCATTGCTTGTTGTGTATCTTGAGTAACATTAATTAAGTTCATACCTTGTTTAATCAACATACCGTAACCAGCTTGGAAGTTACCAAATACGATTGATTGAGCGTTATCACCTTTTAATACATCAGAAACGTAAACAGGTGCGCCGAATAATGAATAACCAGGTTTTCCTTCAACAATACCACGGAAAATCAAGTAAGTGCCATCACCATCTTTTAACTTCATGATTACATTAAATACTTCACGAGAAACAACCCACATTGCACCAGTTAAATAGCCGGGGTTTAATTTACCATAAACATCCAATAAATCTTCAACCGTAACACCTGCGGCTGCACGTTCTTGTTTTAATACACTAGCATCACCAATAATTGGTGAGAATGAATTATCAGCATCTGTGTCACCAACTAAGATACCACGTTCGATAGCCTTAGCAGTTGAGCGAGCTAAACGTTTTTGTGCATAGCTAACAATGTTAACACCTGAATCTTGAATTAATGCTTTAGTTAATTGAATAGCAGCACCAACACGTTTGTTTGTAAGTGTAACTGATTTCATTTTTGGTACTAATTTACTTGCATCTTGTAATTCACCAATAAAGCCTTCATCAGATACATCGTCTTCACGGGCAATCTTTAAGTTACCTGTTACTGAACCAAATTTTTCTGCTTTTTCAAATACTGGAGAATTTTCACCCAACATTTCAATTACTTGGTTATATACAGAAGTAGGAACTGTTAAACCACCATTACCAGCAAGCCCTTCACCAGTAATACCTGCTTGATTAGTTGTTGCTGAGTCTAATGCACGATATTCTTCTTCTACTTGTGCCAATTCTGCGTCATTACGACGTAAATAAGCGTCCATACTACGTGTTTCTAATTCTGCTACTTTTTCTTGAATTTCTTTCTTATCCAAATCATTCACCTCATTATGTTTTTCTGCGCCAGCAGTGCTTACTTTAATACCTGAATCATCACGTTGTTCTTCAAAATCCTTAATACTCTTATTTGCTTGTGAAGCGATTTCACGATATTCGATTAACTTTTCATGTTCATCATCAGTTAACGAACGAACTTCATTGCGTGCTAATTCAATCAAATCACGACCTGCTGTCATAGCTTGATTATAGCGTTCTTTTTCACTTTTTAATGTGTTTGCCATTTATTTTACCTCACGAGTTTCAATGTTAAAGAAATCTAATAATTCCCGTTTCTCTTTTTTTTGGAATGGGAATGGTTTCTTATTTTTATCTGTGTTTTCAGAATCTTTTTCATCTGCTTTATCAGCTGGTTTAGCTGAGTCATCAGTTTTCTTTTCATCTGATTTTTCAGAAGTTTTTTCTGTTGCCTTAGCTTTATCTTCTGGCTTTTCGTCTTTAACTTCCGTTTTAGCACGGTCTTCTAAATCTTCACCATCTACAGTTGTATCATCACGTTTTTCAGGTGCTTTAGCTTTTAATAATGTGTCAACCTTTGTGATTAATTCTCTCACTGCTGATTCCAAACTTGATTTACCGTCATCAACAGCACGGTCTTCTAGTTTAGTGTCCTCAACGTCTTCAACAACATCTTCACGTTTTTCTTTAACATCTTGTTTTGATTTATCAGTATTTTTGTTATCTTTAGTTTCAACAACTTCTTTTTCTACTGATTTATCTTTTGCTTTTTCTGTATCATTTTCTACCATAGTATCTTCCCTCTTTTCAATATTATCTGGAATTTCAATGTTTGTTACTTGGTCAATATCCCGTGCTTCAATGGTTGAACTTCTATATGCTGGATTACGTACAGCGGAAATTTCAAAAAGTTGAATTGCTGTAATAATCCGCAATGGAAGACCATCATCACATAATGTCCATTCTTCATCAGTAACAATCATACCAAAGCTCATACCTTGAATAATGCCATCCTGAATAAGCTGATACGTATCTTTTCCCCAACTAGTTTCGGAAATAGTTGCTCTCATAAATAACCCTTTACTATCTTCTGCTAAAGATAATGATTGATTACTTGTTGAAGCTAAAACTAACATCTTATCATGTTGATAAAGAAAATCTACCCTACTAGCTTCTTCAATAGCATTGGAAAATACTTCGGGCATAATTGTCTCACGGAACTGTTTACTATCTACGGGATTAGTTAAAATTTCCGATACACTACCAGTCATATTTACATATCCTTGAACGTTTAATTTATCGCCCTCAGATACCTGAATATCAATCGGTAAAGTACGGATTTCTAATTTATTCTGATTGGTCATTATTTACTACCTCTTTATCTTGATTAGTAGTAGCGTTTTCATCATCTACTGATTGTTTTACAGACCCACTTTTCATAGTAGGTTCTTGTAACATTTCACCAGTTAATGAATCCATAACACTACCTGTATTAGGATTAATAATCGTGTGATTTTTATCAGATAGTAAGAATTGACCGGTTGTTCCTAATTTATACTCTTGTTCATCTGGTGTAACAATTTCACCTACAGCACGTTTTGCTGCTAAGTTAGTTATAATACCATTCTTAAATTTAGCTACCGCAACATCTGTTTGTTCCTTGATTGTGGTACGTAATAATGCGCTAGGGTCAAAACGAAACTCTAAATCGTCTTGCTTTTCTGATTCTAATAACAAATCTTTAGTAATACTTGATTCGATTGCAACCATAATAGAAGATAAAGTATATTGTAAAAAATATAGATTATTTTGTTCATTACTGTTATACTTGTTAGCAGAGCTATTAATCATTGATTCTGGAATATTAAACATTCTAGCAATATCAGAGATAACAGCCTTTGTTGAATCGGTTAATTGTAATTTATCGGGGTCAATACTTGCCTGTTTAAAATGCAATCCTTGTTCAAGAATAATTGTTTTACCAGCATTACTTGCACCACTATATAATTGTTTCCAAGCGGATGCAAAACGGTTAATTTGTGTATTATCTAATTTATTATCTGTTTCAATAACAGAAGTTGGCATAGCGCCATTTTGCAATAACTTTGTTTGGAACTCATTTTGAGCCAATGCTAGTTTTAATAGCTTAGCATTTTGTTCAATAATACCGACACCAGTAATACCATTATCGGTACTTTTAAGAACACTCATTAAATCTTCATCATTAAAGGTATAGTTACCACCTTTTGACATTAAATGAACTTTACCATATCGCTTATACCCATCTTGAATAAACACTTCAATCATTAAATCTTTAGTGTCTAATGGATATAATCCTGAAATAACATTTGATGTTTTGTTTTCGCGTTCGACAACTGTTTTTGACGTACCATATAATAGGACATCTTTTGCAATTTTCTTTTTAAAATCATAACCTGTAATATTTTCATTGGCTTCATTATTCAATAATTCAGTTCGATAATCATCGTTCACTTCCTCATAATCACCTAATTTATTACGTCTATATAACTTAATAGGTAATTGAGCAATTGAGCTAGTGATTAAATCTAATGAAGTTTGTACAGCAGGAATTTCTAAAATTTCTTCCTCTGTTAAGGCACCATTTTTAAAGAATAAACCATCTAAAGTGGTTGTTTGACCATTAAAATTATAGGTTTCAATAGCGTCTAATGGTTTCTTTTTTCTTTTAAAACCGTCAAAAATACCCACTTACTCACTCCTTTCTATTAGAATACTGAAATTAATCTTGTGTTATCTCGGTCTTCATCGGCGATTTCCATTTGCCAAAGAGCCATACTATCAACCAACGCAGCTACCATATCAATTTTACCATTTGATTTTTTCTTGTTTAAATAATAAGACATGTTATTATCATAAACTACTTTAGCATTCAAGAAGTTTAATTTAAATAAATCATTGGTTTCCATTTCAAAATCACCGTTCATGATTTTTTCTTTTAGTAGTTTTGTTGCGGGATATAACCCACGTGTGTGTTGGTCAATTTCAACACAGTTAAAGTCTGCGTTTGATAATTTAGATATTGTTGAGCTTGAATTCCAATTATCATATCCGATACCCTTAACATGAACGCCGTAAGTATCTTCAATTCCCATGATAAATGTTTCAATGTCGCCATAATCAATAATCTTATTACCTGTTGGGAATGCCCAACCGTTTTCGTGCATTTTGTTATAATCTAGTTTTTCAACTTGTGATTTAGCTAATTCAAATGCCTTGGGGTAAAATGCCCACGACTTAGCGTAAATCTTACGAGAATATTCATCATAAGCACTCATTGAAACAGACGTGTTATCATCTGTCTTAGATAAATCAAGTCCTAAATAAACATCTCTACCCTTCCAGTCAATTGAATCAACAATACAGTCTGCAAGGTCTTGTTCTTTAATAAATGCTTCTTCTTGGTCACCGTTTATAAATATGTTCATGTGTTTTGTTAAAAAATTACTTCTACGTTCAGGAATAATAGTAGCTTGTGAACGCTGTGTTACTAAGAAGTCAAAAATTTCTTGACTTTCTTGAGCTAATGGATTAGCTTTTAGTAATTCATCATCACTAGTCATCCATTCCTTTTCATTGTCTGGTCTATATAACATAGCAAACAACTTGTCATTGTCTAAATGACCCCTAATAACCTTTTCAGCAATATCTACTTCTTGAGTCATTGGGTTATCCAGTGTTTGATAAGCTGTTGAAATAAGAATACCAGTACGATTAACAACATTCATTTGTGAGGATTCCATTGCGTCAATTGGGTCAAAACTGTTATCGCTAGGCTTTTTATCCTAACTTCTACACGTCACCGTGCAGTTCAGCGTACATTTTAACCATACCATTTCTGGGTTAGGTTGCGGACACTCTTGGTAGAATTATATTCTATTAAAAATAGCTTCATCTACTACGCGTTACGATGGCACAGCCTGTTAAGACTATACTTATCTCGGTATCTTCTCTACATGAGACCTCTACCGATATTGCCCACTAATCCTCTACTAGATTTCTCTAATAGCGAGGCTACCCGTTTACCTGTTTGCAAGTGCACCAACTTCCATTTTTTTGTTACGCTTATACGTTACATAAGCTCTATATGTTGCCATATAGGTCAGACTATATCATAATCTCAATTACTACTACCATAAATGAGATTCCCTCTCTTTCCACTTCACTTGAAGCGTACTCTACTAAGTTGAATAATTAAGTCTTTCTCTTAATATTCCTTTTCGATAGTCGTTACACATTTATAAGCATTATGCTTAATTTAGCTCTTGATTGTCCCATAGGGAGTTTCCAAGAATTAGGAGGGTTTATTTACTAGACATCACTGTCTAGGCGGACTCAGTGGTGCAGTTAATCCGCAACGAACACGTTAGCAAGTCTCAAAATTGTTATCAATGAGTTTTTTATCTCATTTTCTATATGTCGCCATATAGTTCAGCATAAATTTTCACCCTATAAGGGGTCGCGTCCTCTTGGTAGAGTTATATTCCATTAATGGTTTCATCTACTATGCGTTACAATGTCATAGCTTGTTAAGACTATGCTTATCTCGGTATCTTCTCATTGAGGTTTTCACCGATTTTACGCGATTTCCTAGTTAAATATCACTATCTAACGACGGCGACTTTTGTTTACCGTCCATACGATTGTTACTTGTTGCAAGTGGTTTGAATGTTGATTCTGTTGGAATGCATACAATCTCTGACTTCTTAACCTTAAATTTATCTCTAATGGCTGGAGATACTGAAATTTGTGTTTCCATTTCAGCTTTAATTAATGAAGATAATTCTAAATCTGGAGCTACGGAGAAAAACGTACTAAAACGGGGCTCTAATAGTAGTAATACTAAGAAAATAAACCCTGTAATAAACGTCTTCAATTGTGTTATCGCTAGGCTTTTTATCCTAACTTCTATATGTCACCATATAGTTCAGCGTACATTATCAACTCTATTGAGTTGTCGGGCGCTCTTGGGTTTTGTGATTTAACACAAAAAAGAGTTAATCTCTTAACTCTTGACATTATATTCTATTTAAAATAGTTTCAGTCCCTACGCGTTACAATACTATATCATGTTAAAAATATAGTTATCTCGGTATTGTCTTATTTTATTTTTGCAGAAAGTTCATTATATTGACTATATTTTTTAATAGCACTGCCTTTCGCAATGTATTTTTCACCACTTTTAATTACTTTATCAACTATTGTTCTAGGAATGTTATACTCTCTACAAAACTTACTTAAATTATCAGAAGTAACAACAGTCCCATTAGGCAATGTAATCTCTAAATGTTTACTATGTTTCCAAACGGTTGTTTCATCGTGATGATGACCTTTAAACCCTTTAGGGTGACCATTTTTGAAACTATTGGAAGAAACTTTAAACATTGGATTACTACTACCACTCATCCTGTTGTGCATAATTTCAGAGAAGTTTTCATCGTGATGATGACCCTTAAATCCTTTAGGGTGAATACCTCTTTCACCAGATTTATACATTCCATTATTTTTACCAGCCATTTTAGCACAATGTTCAGCATACTCTTCTTGCGACATTCCATAGGTAATGTCTCCAAATTGCCCACCTTTTAATAAATTATAATTACCATATTTACTAAGAGAATGTTTTTTGTTAATCCAAAATATTTCTTTCTGGCACAACTCTTCTAGATTTTCAGCCGTTTCTAATACTTCATTGGTAAAATTTTCTAATCCATATTTATCAATAGCACGCCTAATTAATTTTCCACTTCCATAATAAGTATTGTCATAATTAGTGTGCTTATGTTGTCCAACATAGATTTTATTGTTGATTAAGTTTGTTGTGATGTAAATATATCCATACATAATTACTTCTATCTCCCTTTATAATATATAATTAGTTTATCATAAAAGAGAAGCATTGTCAAAATAAGATATTCACCGATTTCGTCCGATACATTCCTAAATGTCACCAAATAGGCGGGCAGTCTTGTTCACCATTTTTTCTCCCGATAAGTAATACAGACTTTTCATATCTTCGCTTAGCATGATTATTCTTTTCTTTCCAACATAAAGCGTTAATTAAAAAGAACCATTGAAATCCAGCTAAACAATCACCAATAGGCAAACCTGCTTTAGGACCTTTTGGCATAATTACATACTTTGAGATTGCTGTTATTTTGTTTACCATATTATAATCAAAATAATAATCACAATCATCTTTTGCGTCTACATCTTTTTTGAATTTTTCACATGTCATTGTAATATCAACATTAGCAACAATATCTTTATTTACAACGTCTTTTGCGTATTTATAAGCTGGGTGATTTTGAAATGTTTCTAAAGAATTATATTTCATTTTACCACCTTCCTATATATGTAACCAGTGACGCAAATCACCGGCAATTAGGAGGACATATCATGAAAAAAGATATGTATAGGCATTTCTGCCCAACATAAAGTATATTACATAGAGTAAGTAGTTTTTCGTGTTTTTAACATACCACAAACGCTGGTATATCAACGTTTATAAATCGTTAAAAGTTACCTTTTATTGCATATATGTACCCCGAATTATTTAGTGTCGTTCAGGCAACGACAACGAATATTTATAGATTATATGTCACTTTTAATGAGTTAGCATCATATTCTAAAACTTGTAATTCTTTTTTATTCATGGTATAACCATTAGAAACTTCATAGGGGTCGTTAGGCTTCATTGTACCAAATTGACGGTGCATAACACCATCATGGTCAACAGTCTTTTCACTATGAAAATGTCCTGTGTGAATTTCACGTGACGTACTTGAGCTCCAAATAGTATCAGCTTCATTAGCGAACAACATTGGTAATCCCTTTTTAGCGTAATCACCGTGAGCAATCATGAATCCTACATTGTCAAGTTGGTAATAATAGCGATAATCATTATTATTAAATACTTTAACTTCCGGATATTTTGCTTCAAGATATTCAAGGAACATGTATTCCATATTACCTGAATGATTACCTTCTGTGTGATAGATATGAACTTCATGTGAATGAGCTAAAGCACAACGAATAATTGCATCATAGAATGTTTTAGCGTCTTCAATAGCTTCTACCATATCGACATCATCTAAGATTGTACCCTTTTGGGTTTGAGTCTTTTTCATTAAACTTGAATGGAATAAATCCCCAAGTTGTTCAATGGCTACAACTTTATAATTCTTGTCTTTCATAATCTTACCAAGTGATAATAATTTACTTGTTAAATCTTCAATCTTAGTAATCCCAAAATGTAAATCAGCTAATGGAATAACTAGGTTTCGATTATTTGTATATTCACTAGTGCTGTGACTAATAAATGGATTAACTTTTTTGGTAAGTGTTTCAATTAATTTAGCTTCTGAAATTACAACACGTTTCTTAGCTGTAATTTTAATCGAATGTAACGTTTTTAAACCTTTTGAATTAGAATTTTGTTCCCAATTGCTGACTTTAACGTTTTGAATTTCATATTTTTCTGAATCTAAACCAACAGTTTTCAGTAATTTTTCATCATTTTGTAGGTCTGCTGTGTTATAATCAGAGATAAATGAGCTATCAACAGTACCATCTTGCTTACGTGAGTAAGTTTCAGGCGTATTTAACTTCTCTTCTGGGTATTCAGGAACACCTTTTAAAATATTAACAGGTGGTTTAGTGTCTTCTGTATTTTCGCCTTCGTGAAACATTTCATGACCCTTGATTTTACCTATTTGATTAGATAATGTAACCACTGTAATTAAATTGTCATAGTTATCATTCTTTTTATTATTTTTTAGTCGGCGCAACTTATTACGAACACCATCAAATGTAAAATGTTCATCTGGATATGTCTGATTTAACGCATCAACAATTTCATTATAAGTAGAACCTAATTTTTTCATAAATAATGCTTTTTCTGTTTTTTCTTTATTCCAACTCATGCTTGCCCTCCTGTTTCCCCTTTAAACTCTCCATTAACTCTCGTAGCGATGCTTGTAGCGTAACCGTTTGTAGAGCTAACTCACGTTCCTGTGGGGATAAATCAGGTAGCGTATCTTCAATCATTAGATAATCTTCATAAGAACTACCACTAAATACGCCTTGATTGTTCTCTTTTACATAATCGTCAACTTTAACAGTCAATCGTATTAATTCGTCTTTTAATAATCTTTTAAACATACGGAAACCTCCCAATTTCTGTTATTATGTATGGCGTTCTAGTTTTTGTAACATGACTTCAATCCATCGGTCACTATCCAGTTTTATGTATATGTCAGGTCAGCGTGCACGCCTTATGGACTCCTGATAGCCCAAGTCTATTTTATCGGATAACATGCTTTTACAGTCGTTAAGTTGTCGTTCTAAATGTGTAATTATTAGCAACGATAACCTGTTTTCCTTAGGGAAACTACTCCAGTATAGTCTTAATAGGATTTGAACCTATATCGCGCACTAATCTGGTGCTTCTTGGGTATAAACCAAGCGCTCTACCGTTGAGCTATAAGACTAAAATATCACAGGTATGGATTTGCACCATACAAGCCCACTCTGGGGCGCCATTATTGTATGTCTTCTCTGAAACCAAGCACGTCTGCCTATTCCGCCACTGCGATAATTTAGTTGTTGCCGCCTCAACGATGCTAAATGCACCCTAGTTTTTCCGTTGCTAGTCAACAAATGTAGAAAACTGTGACCAACAGTCTATATAGCGGTTATGCGGGGGCTTGGGGTTTTATAATTAACGTTTCCTAGGTCGTTAACAACCCAATATCCTAGCCACCGACTCGAACGGTGGATTTACATGCTTTACCGTTAAGCTACAAGGATAGCGCCGTTAAACAAAACAAAATGTTAAGTTTTTGCGACGATTTTAACTATCTCAACCGAGGTTAGACCAGATAGTCTTGGTTTAAACTTGCTAGCTTCTCGGACATTTATAAGATGTTAATGACTAGATTAACAACGTATGCACTCCCAAACATGGACTCGAACCACATCTGTAACGCGTTACTGCTTTAACCAATTAAGCTAATTCAGGAGTAGTGGAATCTAATCCACCGCATATATGTACCCTTATTTCTAAGGGTTATTATAAATAAAGGAGTATTTAATTATGTATAATGTCTCAAACCGAACCAGACATCAGGGTTTTTAGTTATTAACTACGGTTGTTGATTAATCAATTCCATTTAAGATTGCTGCTACAGGGTCATTATCTTCTTCTTTTTTCTGCATTTTCATTTCAGCTAATTGAGCACGACTTGAAGGAGATAGTCCCAATTGCGTTGCCAAAGCTCTAAATTGGATTAAATACTTTAGCTTAGTTGCAATAGCAGGATTTTCCTTAGGAATTTGATTGCCAATCTTATCTTCAATAATAATAATTAGCTCATTTTTCTTTAGATATTCATCAAGCTGTTCCATTTTAGACAAACAATCTGCTGTTTGAGCAATTACTGGAATATCAAGATTGCCTAAGATATGAAAATCTTCTAGTTGGTTAAGAATGAAATTATAATATTCAATACCATAGTCATCTAACCATTCTGGAGCTTGTCTCAATAAGCTATCTTCTCCACGTAATTCATCTTCAATTTTAGCGCGTTCATTTAAATGTTCTTTAGTTTCTGATTTACCTTTTTTACCAGAAGCTACCATTCTAGGTCTAGCCATATGTTCTCCCTCCTTTCTTAGAGGTGTATTTCTTTACTAAGGGCAGTTGGTGGTTGCCATTCAAAATCAATACCATCTAATCCCATTTCAAGATTACATTCTCTACAAAGAGTGATTACATTTGATTCATCGAAAGCTAATTCAGGGTTAGTAGTTCTTGGTATAATATGATGAACTTCTAAATTAGAAAATACATATTTACCGGTCTTAATATAACACCTTTGACAATATCCTCCATCGCGTAATATAATACGTTTTCTGAATAATCTCCAGCGTTTATTATTGATAGCTTTACGAGCTAATCCTGCATTCTCTCTATGATTTCTTTCTCGTTGCTTTCTAATTGCAATTAATTGTTCACATTCATGAATTTCACTGCTATCTTGGTCATAAAATTTATGGCAATATCTACATATCTTCATCATGCTCATTATATTCGTCTCCTTCCAACATTGACTGCGTATATGAGTCAAGCATTGAATCTTGTATAAACATAATCCCACAATTAGGACATTCACCAGTTAATGATACGACATTCAAAGGTATGATTGATGAACAGTTTTCACAGATTACTGTTTCCATTATTTTCCTCATTTCAAATGATTGAAATAAGACATTGTTGCTATATGTATTATTTAACTACCCCTTCATAATAGCTTGAATTGGGGCGAGTTTTTAATTCAATTATGAGAATATTCTAATGTAAATACTTATATTTATTATAATCTTCGGCTTATTATTATATTATTAATTAATCTTCCTTGTGTAAGATATAAACGGTTTTAAGTTTATATCTAGAGTATATAATTATTGTACTTTGATAATTATATACTCTTAAAGTTAATCCATAGTATTGATTTAATGTATAATTTATTATTCTTATTATATTTAATTAATTAGTCTACAGTATTATATCCATACTCTTAGAGCTAATTATACTATTAATATAATAATCTATATTATTCAATTATACTTCTTATAATATTCAATTTATATTTAATCACTAGCCTAAGATTAATTATTATATTATTACACTTTTTGATTACTATAAATTCAAGATTAATATTATAACATATGCTTATGAGGATTTAGGTTTAGGATTAATTTATTCCAATGAATGGACTCCTCCTTAAACCCTTAAGTGCACTACTCAATACAAACCAATTGAGTAGTCATAACTCCGAACATTTCATGTTCTACGTTTGTAAAGAATTAATTTAATTATTTAATAATAAGTAATAAAAACAATAATTAATAGTTCTAAAAAAGTATATATTTACCCCCTATGCGACAAAATTCATACCATTACATCTCAAGTTGTCCTTGAAAACCTAATCGACCTGTTGCAATTTTGATCAGGGGGTATAAACTATAACTTATCCATGAAACGCAGGGCTGCCAATTACAATAAATAATAATTGGGTAAGCCCATAACTTCCCAGTCCTTTTAAAACAACTGTTGCTGTTTAAGGCAGACTTCGCCTAATAAATGACCCAACCATACTTTCAATAGAAAATAATCTATCCAATACATATGGAAGGGGTACACTAATTTGAGTTGGCTGTACGAACCTGTCCCCTTTTTTGATGTGGCTTGTCCCCCACAGCTCTCAAAGTTGATAACGGAGTTTGAGAAATGCCTTACTCCGCAGACATAGGGTGCCAAGCTGATAATCAGTATCACCCTACTTAAGTCTGTAAACCATAAATAATTATAGTTTATCTAGTGTTTACAGGAGTTTTACTACCCCTTCATAATAGCTTGAATTGGGGCGAGAAAAAAATCACTTTATTAGAAAGTTCTAATAAATACAAGCTATTTAGTGTTTTTTTCTATGTATATAGAATACCATATATCACATATCAGCGTCAAACATTCCGTTTCAAAATAAGTGATTTTTTTCAATTAAATCATTGACAGTATTTTTTTCGTGTGATATACTATTAATATAGTAATTAGTGATTACAACTATAAAAATAAGTTTTGGTACTTTTTACTACAAAAAATATTAAGGGGATTTATATTATGTCAAGTTCAGTTGAATACAGAATGGTTACCACATGGGAAAGAGAAGAGGATATTAAAACACGCTTAGAGACTAATCGTCAAGATAAAAATAGTCTGTATGTACGAACATTCGAGGTAAAAGGAAATTTATGGTTCGTGTCTAGTGATATTACGCGTCATTTCAACAGCTTAATTCCTATTAATGAATGCTGGAACTCAATTTCAGACCACATGATGACAATTCATACTACTACAGCAGGTCACTTCTTTGAGAAAGTTGTTGATTATTATGGATTATGCGCTTTGATTAACTTTGAAGAAGACCCTAAGCGTAAGGAATTATTAGAATTTGTAAATAATATTCATACAAATAACTTAATTAATGTCGCGACACCTGAGTTAGTTAAAGTTTATATGACAGATGAAGAAAAGAAGGTGTTCATCTAAATGTATAATTTAATGAACAAAGATGGTTTATGTGTTACAAAAGTTGATAGTAATAGTGTTTCGCTAAACTATAATCGTGATTTAGCCAAGCCTTTTAGTGAATCACAGGGTAAGGAGATTATGAGAAATTTCCCATATATGGGTTTGGCGTTGGTTAGAGAGGAAGGAGTCTATAATAATTAGGAGGTAGATTAATTTCTACTTTTTACATATAGGAACGCTATATGAAAATAAAGGGGGGCAACAAGGAATGAATGAAGTAGAAATTTTTGATTTTAAAGGAAATGATGTACGGACAGTATTATTAGAAGGAGAACCTTGGTTTGTTGGGAACGACATTGCTAAAGTGTTAGAATACGAACGAGTAGGAGACGCGCTTGGACAGCATGTTGCTGATAAGGACAAACAAACGTTGACTTATAAGGCTTTCGGTAAAACGCTGTTAAGCCTATGGGGTAATAATGATTTCTCAAACAAGACTATTATTAACGAATCTGGTATGTATCGTATGGTTTTACGTAGTCATATGGATAAGGCAGAAGAGTTTACAGATTGGATTACTGAACAAGTATTACCTTCAATCCGTAAGACGGGTGTTTATATGACAAACCAAAAGGCTTACGACATTACACATGATGACGGTGCTTTAGCAGACCTATTGATTCAAGCTGGTAATCAACTCAAGGAAGCTCAACAAACTATTGATAAAGAACGTACAGGACGTTTAATTGCTGAACAGACTATTGGAGAGCTACAACCTAAAATAGATTACTGTAACACTATTCTTGAAAGCAAGGGTGCGATTGCTACTAGCGTAATTGCTAAGGATTATGGTCTAACCCCTCAATCATTGAATAAGATTTTACATGACGAACATATTCAATATAAAGCTGGTAAGACTTGGTTACTATATCAAGACTTAGTGGACTTGGGTTACACCAAGAGTAATACTTTTTATGATGAGAATGGCTGGGCACACGTTCAAACTAAGTGGACTCAAAAGGGACGGCTGATGATTAATGACTTATTAAAAGAAAAAGATATTTTACCGTTAATGGATAGAAAATAAATTTAAATAATTTTGCAGGAGTGTTGACTTCTGCCATACATAATGATATAGTATAGATAGTAAGAAAGATAATTAAATAAAAGTGTCAACAAAGCCTCGGTGGTATTTAAACTATTTCTGAAAAATGAAAGTTTAGGTACTATCGAGGTAAGCAAATGTCCACGCGGTGTCTTTCCAAATAAAAATTTTTTTCAAAAAAATATCCCCCCCTTTAAAAAATACAAATTTTAAATTGACAACGGTCTAAAAGTATGGTACACGCCTCAAAAAATAAATAGTTTTAAATTGCAACTATTTTCGCCAATTTGGCACGTTTGGCGGACAACTACCCGTCCATCAATCCGAAACGACCGCAGAACGCGCCTACCAACGCCACTTAATGCACAAAACAGCTTCAAACGTCTATTATGTTACCATGTAACCGCTTTCAATCGTATTCAATCGAACTGCCTTGTTACCTATGCCTTGTTGCTTACCTAGTCCATGCCTATGCCTATCACACCACGCTTATGGTTACTATCATTCACACCCTATCGTTGTACCATAGGCACGCGCTTATCATATGTATAATGTATGCCCTAGTAACATAACCATAAGATACACCTATTATATATCATTATATATAAATTATGATACAACGATTATAATATAGTTATAATACAATAATATATATCTTATAATACCAGCTATATAATACGCCTTATCATATATAAATATATATCTATCTATACCATAAGCTAATGCCTATATCATAAGTATAT